CGATCCTGAACGTCATCCGCCGAAATCGGAGTGCTCTGAATGCCTGAGGTGGGTGCCCCACTGCCGCCGCCACTCTGGGCATTCCCGGCGGCGCAGGAGATCACCGAGGTGCTGGAATGGCGCACCGATGTCCTGACATCGCGCGCGGGCGAACAGCGCATCGCGCTCCGACCCCGGCCGCGGGAGATCGTCACCTTCCGGCACAGGCTGGATGCGCTGGGGATGGCGCGGGCGGCGGAATTGACGCGCGCGGGCTTTGCCGGAGACTGGAACGTGCCACTCTGGCACATGGCGCTGCAGCCCGAAGCCGATTTGATCCATGGCGCGACCGAAATCCTGCTCGACACGGTGCTCTCGGATTTCAGAAGCAGCGATCTGGCAGCGATTGCGGTCGATGGCGGAGAGGCGGTGCCCGTGGAAATCGCCAGCGTTCCGCCCGACCGGCTGATCCTGGCGGAACCACTGTTGCTGCAACTGCCGAGCCCGACAGTAGCGGCACAACGGGTCACGGTCGCGCCAATCCGCGCGGGCTTGCTTACCTCAGCGGTCGAGATCGTGCGCCGTAGGCAGGGTGATGGCACTGTCACGGCCAGCTTCATGCTACGCAATGCGCCAGACATCGCTGCCCCGACCATGCCCAGTTATCTCGGCCGCCCGGTTCAGACCGATCCAAGCCTCGCTCGCCGTCCGCTCACCGCCAGCCTCCGCCGTGCTGTCGAATATGTCGACAACGGCTTCGGCCTTGTCGTGGTGGAGCCGATGCGCGATGTCTTCGAACGAAATGAAACGATCACGCTGAAGGCGCAAGGTCCCAGCGCACGCCATGCCTTGCGCCGCTGGATCTGGTCGCTTCGCGGGCGGCAGGCCAGCTTCTGGCTGCCGACCTGGGGGCGCGAGCTGCAGTTGCGCGCGGCCATGACCTCTGGATCCACGCTGATGCGCATCGCCCCGGTTGCGTCGCTCGCGGCATATATCGGCCGCGCGATCCTGCTGGAAATGCCCTCCGCGTTGCGCTTCCGCACGATCACGGCGGCGGTCGCTGATGGCGCGGATCACCGGCTGACGCTGTCTTCGAACCTCGGCGAGCCGGTGCCGTTCACGACGAAGGTGCATTTCCTCACCTCGATGCGCGCGGATGCCGACCGCGTTGAGATCCAGCATGGCGCTGTTGCGAGCGAGGTCACGCTGCCTGTCATTGAGGTGCCCGCATGACCTATGCCAGCATCGAAGCCTCGGTCGCCGAGGGCCGACCCTATTTCCTCTACCAGTTCGTGGAGGGCGATCAGGTCTGGCGCTTCACCAGCCGCGCCACGGCGTGGATCAGCGCGGGGAGCGGTGGCACCGAGATCACCTGGGAGCCTGCCGCCGTCGCCCATGGCGATGTGGTGCAGACGAGCGAGATCGAGCGCGGGCGGCTGGAACTGACCTGGCCGCTCTCGCATCCCTTCGCGCGGCGGTTTCTGGCCCCCTTGGGCAACTCGCCCGTGACGCTGACGATCTTCCGCGGCCACGAGCAGGTTCTGGGCGAAACCGTCGCGCATTGGAAGGGCCGCGTGGTGGGGGCCGAGGTGGAGGGGCAGCGCATCCTGCTGCAGGCCGAGTCGATCTTCAGCACCTTGCGCCGCGCCGGTGTGCGGGCGAAGTACCAGCGGCTGTGCCGCCATGCGCTTTATGGTCGGGGCTGCGGGCTCGACATCGCGCTCTACTGGCTGACCGGCACGGTGACGGCTGTATCCGGCAACGCCTCGAGCCTGACGATCCCTGAGGCGTCGGCTGAGCCCGCCGGCTGGTACCGGGGCGGTGTGCTCAGGTTCGGCGCGCAGCTCGGGTTCATCACCGGCCATGCCGGGGCCACCTTCACACTGTCGCGCCCGATGCCGGAACTGGCGGCGGCGCTCGCCGCACCGGAGATCGACCCGGAGACCGACACACCGCTCCCGGTCCTCGCCGATATCGCCCCGGGCTGTGACCTGCGCGCCGCCACCTGCGCGGCGAAGTTCGGCAACCTCGCCAACTTCGGGGGCTTCCCCGAGATCCCCGGCCGCAACCCCTTCGGCGGCAGCTCCATCGTCTGAGAAGTCGTCATGGTCTGGACCTTCATCGCACGGCTTGTCCTCGGGCTGGTGCTCTCGGCAATTTCCTATGCGCTGAGCCCGCGCCCCAAGGTCGAGAAGCCTCAGGCGGCGGGGCTGGACGATTTCTCCCTGCCCACCGCCGAGGAAGGGCGGCCGATTCCGGTGGTGTTCGGGACGGTGCTGATCACAGGCCCCAACGTCGTCTGGGCAGGCGACCTGAAGGTGGATCCGATCAAGAAGAAAGGCGGCAAGAAGTGACGCGTGTGACGATCCAGGACCTGCGCGATGCCCGCTACTGCCTCGCGGGCGTGCGGCCATGGTTCCGCCGCCACGGGTTCGACTGGCAGGCGTTTCTCGACAGCGGCATCGACGCCGACCGGCTGCGCATAACTGGGGATGCGCTGGTGGAGCCGGTGATCACGATCGCCGAGCAGCGGGAGGCATGCGATGGGCGGGCGTAGCAAGGCGCAGACCGTTGGCTTCCGCTATTCGCTGGGGATGCATCTGGCGCTCTGTCATGGGCCGATCGATGCCATCCGCGAGATCCTCGTTGACCGCCGCACCGCATGGTCTGTCACGACCGGCGGCGGCGTTTCGGGTGGCGGCGCGGCGGTGGAGACGCGGATCGGCGCGGTTGCAGGCATGGCGGCAACTGCGGCGCTGGCAGGTGACACGGACGCCTCGATCACCTTTCCGGGGACGCGCGCCGGGGTGCGCATCGGCCGGGACTACCGGCTGCAACTCGCGAATGGCACGAGCCAGACCATCACGCTGCGCGGCGTCAGTTTCAACGCCGCCAGCAATCTGACCTCCTGGTCCGTCTTGCCCGAGGCGCTGAGTTTCCCCTCGCAGGCCGTCGAGGTGTTCGAGGCAACCAGTGCCGCCAGCAATGCCGGCGCAGGCGGCGGGCGCATCCGCATCGACAAGCCCGACCTCTTCGGCGGCGAGAGCCGCGAGGGGGGCATTCGCGGCGATGTCGATGTGCTGATGGGCGGGCCGGGCCAAGGGCAGAACGACTACCTGGCCGCGCGCATGAATGGCGACGTGCCCGGCTATCGCGGGCTCTGCAGCCTCGTGTTGCGGCAGGTCTATCTCGGCATCAACCCGTATCTTAAGCCGTGGGCGGTCCGCGTGACCCGCGTGCTGACCGGCGAGGCGGGCGCGGCGCAATGGTATCCCGAGAAGGCCGCCATCGTGCCCGAGGCCAATATCTCGGACGCCGCGATCTATATCGCGCTCGATGTCTCGGGCTCGATGTCTGGCACGCGCATGGCGGCGCAGAAGGCGGGCGTTGCGGCGCTGATCCGCGAGATCGGGGCCAGTGTAGATCCTGACCGTCCGAACGACATCCGCATCGTGCTCTGGAACGCAGGCGTCGCAGGCGCGATCGAACGGCGCGAGATGGGACCGGACGATTATGCCGCGCTCGAGACCTGGATGCTGGCGCTCTCGAACAGCACCTCGGGCGGCACCAGTTTTGACGCCGCCTTCTCGCAGGCGGGAGCGTTTTTCGCGGGCGGCGGGTCCAAGCGACGGATCGTCATCTTCGTTACCGATGGCGAGCCATCGCCGGTCTCCTCCGTCGATGCGGCGCTGGCCATTATCCGCACCCTGCCGCCGGCCGACATCTTCGGCTTCAACATCGCGCTGGCCAACACGACCTATACCGCGCGCATCGACAACACGCCGGTGGATGGCGTGCCGGTGATCCCGGCTGGCAACCTGCAGGCGCTGGTCGCCTCCCTGCGCGGGGCCTTCGGGAACGGTCCGGACATGAACCCGGCGCATATCATCCGAGAGTGCCTGACGAACCGTGACTGGGGCTTGGGCTATTCGACGGTCGAGATTGGGGCGAGTTTCACGGCGGCGGCAGATGCGCTTTACACCGAGGGCTTCGGCCTGTCGCTGATCTGGCAGCAGGATAGCTCCATCGAGGATTTCATCGGCAGCGTTCTCGACCATATCGACGCGACACTCTTCATCGACCGGCGCACCGGGCTTTGGGAGCTGCAACTCATCCGTGCCGACTACACGGCCGCAACACTGCCGCTCTTCGACGAGACCAATGTCGTGGACTGGGGCCGCCTGGGGCGGCGCGCGCCGTCGGACCTCGTCAACAGCGTGACCGTGCGTTTCACCGATGCCTGGACCGACGACACGGGGGCGGTTTCTGTCACCGACACTGCCCGGGTGCAGTCCATGGGCGAGGTGATCGCCACCACGCTCGACTATCCGGGCATCCGCTACCAGGGGCTGGCGATCCGCGTGGCCGAGCGCGACCTGCGGGCGCTTTCCGTGCCGCTGCTCACGGGAGAGATTGTGGTGAACCGCGAAGGCGCGGATCTCGGGCCCGGCGATGTGATCCGGCTGCGGTCGCCCCGCCTCGGGCTCGACGATGTCGTCATGCGCATCTCCGAGATCGGTCAGGGCGACGGCCGCGACAATGGCATCCGGCTGAAGCTCGCCGAGGACGTCTTTGCCCTTGGCGCGACCGCCATCGCGGGCGGGCGCATGCCGACCGGCACCGGGGTGGCCGCACCGCCGCGCGCACTGTCCCGCCGCATGGTCGAGGAAGCCCCGTACTGGCTGCTCGTCCGCGAACTGGGCCACAGCGAGGCCGACCGCATCCTTGACGAGGATCCCGATGCGGGCGCGGTGGTTGCCACCGGCGAGCGCCCCAGCGCCGATGCGCTGGCGGCGGAACTCTGGATAGATGCTGGTACGGGGCCCGCGCGGGAGGGTGTGGTTGCCTTCGCGCCGACGGCGCTGCTGGCTGCGGACATCTCGGACCATCCGGAGGTGCGTGTCCTGCCCGTCACCGGATGGCGCGACATCGGCGAGGTCGGCATCGGCACGCTGGCGAGCATCGGCGGCGAACTGGTGCGCGTCGACGGGATCACGTCCACCGCCATCACCGTGGGTCGGGGTTGCCTCGACACCGTGCCGAGGGCGCATGCCGCAGATACGCCAGTGATCTTCTTCGACGAGGGCGCGCGGATCACCGAGGACAGCTGGGCGGCAGGCGAGACCCTCGCGATCCGGCTTCTACCCGAAACGGGGCGTGGCACGCTCGCCTTCGCGCTGGCGCCCGAGGACAGCGTGATGCTCGACCGCCGCGCCATCCGGCCCCTGCCGCCCGGCCGGGTGCAGGCCAATGGCAGCTACGCGCCGGATGTCGATGCGCTGATCGCAGATGATCTGGTGCTGACCTGGACCCACCGCGACCGGCTGACCCAGACGAGCCCGGTGATCGTCGATCACACCGGCGCTTCGATCGGGCCGGAGCCCGGGGTCGGCTATGCGATCGAGGTGCGCTGGATCGACCCGGACACCGGCGCGGCGCTCGTTCCACCTGGCATCGTGATCGACGCTGGCATGGGGACAAGCTGGACGCTCGCGCCCGAGGACATCTCCGAGACAGGCGCCCCCGAGCGCACGGCCGAGATCGACCTCGCCGTCCGGGCGCGTCGCATGGTTGGCGGCAGCTGGGTCACCGACTTTGATGCCCGCCGGTTCCGGCTCACCGCGCCCTTTGCCGCTGGATGGGATCGCGGCTGGGGCTTCCTCTGGGGCACCTGAGCCAGACATTTTGGATCGATGCTGTCGCGAGCACCAGCATCAGCATCACCTTCCTCATGACAAGCGAGACCAAGCATGCCCGAACGGATCATGCCGGGACTGGGGCTGCGCGCCTTCTATGATCCCGGCCAGCGCAACTGGGGCACCAGCCTCAGCGAAGACCTGCGCCGCCTCTCGGTGCTCGTGCAGGCGCGCGCCACATCGCGGACCGCAGCACTGCCCGCCACCGGCACCGCAGGCCAGATCGCCATCGTGCCCGCCGCGGCAGGCGCCAATGCCAATGCGCTGGCCCTCTGGGACCAGTCGCCAGCCGGGGTGGCTGCATGGGTCTACCTGACCCCCGATGAAGGCTGGCAGGTCTGGATCGCGGATGAAGCGCGGCATGTCCGTTTCACCGCGGGGGCATGGGTCGAGGTGCCGCGACCCGGTGTCGTGAGGATCCGCACGCTGACGGCGACCAGCCACACGCTGGAAGCCGTCGATCTGGGCAGCATCCTGGAGACCACCGGCTCCTCGGCCGTCACCGTGACAATCCCGGTCGAGGCGACCGTGCCCTTCGAGATCGGCACGCTCATCAACGTGACGCAGGTCGGCGCCGGGATCGCCACGGTCGCCGCCGCACCGGGCGTGTCGCTCAATGGCGTCACCGGAGGCTCCGTCGCCCTCGATGGCCAATGGTCAGGCGCGGCACTCGTCAAGCGTGGGGCAGATGCCTGGGTCATCCAGGGCGCGCTGGCGGGGGCCGTCGCATGAGCCTGCTGATGATGCGCGCCGCCATCCTCGCGCAAGGCGGCGATACGGCCCCGCCGGTCGATATCGGCACTGTCTGGCAGCTCGACACTACGCGCCGCCCTCCGGGCTACACGCTGTCGGATGGCAACCAGACCGCAGTGAACACCTCTGGCGGGACCAACTACATGCGCTGGGTGCCGAGTGCCAAGGCCATCCTGCCCTCGGATGGGCGGCGCTATTGGGAAGTTCTCTGTGTAGCCAGCGGGGCCGCCAGTTTCGACGGCTACATGGGCGTCGTCTCCGCCGCGCAGCGCGAGGAGTTCAATACCGGCAACAACCCGATCACGCTGGGCTCCATCGGCTATCGCGGCAACGGCTCCCTCTGGTCGTCGAACACTGCCACGGCCGCCCAGCAGTTGACGGGGCTGCCGACCTTCGGGGCGGGCGACGTGCTGATGTTCGTGCTCGACCCAGCCACCGCGCGCCTCTGGATCGGCAGGAACGGTGTCTGGCGCGACGATCCGGTGAGTGGCGCGGCCACCTGGACGGCCGCGCAGAGCATCGCCTTCTATCCGCAGATCCAGGGGCGCAATTCCGGCGATGGTGGCACGCTGCGCTCGCAGCCCTCGCAGTTCAGCTACCCGGTTCCTCCCGGCGTGCTGCCTCTCGGCTATGAGCACCCCGACCTGCGCATCTTCGAGGCGCATGCCTTCATCGAACTGGCTTGGGACAAGGACCTCAGCGTCGGCGAGTTCGAGGCCTGGTTCGATCTCGGCGGCGGCACGCGTCTGACCTCGGGCAGCGTCTCGATCTTCCTCGATCACGGCGGGGGCACGTCCCTCACCGCTGCCCAATCCGCCCTTTACATCGAAGTGGAACTGCCATGAGTTACATCCTGCATCTGGGCCACCAGCCCACCGACATCTCCGGCGTGGCCGGTTTGCTGAGCACCGTTGCCGCCGGCTTCGACGGCACGCTCGATGTCAACGGTATCCGCTTCAACGGCTCGCGCACGCTGGCCGCGCCCTTCGCGGTCGGGTTTCCGGCGCCGGTCGGTGATATGTGGCTGGGGTTTCGCTATGTACCGCCCAACAGCGATTCCGAGAGCATCACCCAGAGCAACGCCGGGTTCCTCGAGTTCTTTGACGCGGAGAATGTCCGGATCGCGCAGATCCGCCCCCTGACCACGACCAACCGCTATCACACCGAGGCGCATGGCGACACGCTCATACAGGGAAGTTCGAGCTATTTCGCGCCGAACGGCCAGGCGCAATGGGTCGATGTGCGCCTGAGTGTCGCGGCCGAGATCACCATCGAATTCTACGTCGACGGCGTGCTGCAAAGCAGCGCCACCGCAGCGAACATCTCTGGCAAGGGCAAGCCGGTGCAGGTCGTGTTCACCAATTCAGGGCTGCACGGCAACAACTCCAGCCGCACATGGTATTATGCCCATATCGCCGTTCTGGACGGGGTCTCGACCATCGGACGGCGCTTCGTGCGCCGCATCCCCAATGCCATCGCCAGCTTCAACGAGATGACCGGCAGCATCGATGCGCTCAGCGACGGCGATATCGCCACCCGGGTCGCCAGCACGGCAGCGGGGCAGCGCATGTCCTTCTCCCTGACCGGCCCGACCGGACCCGCCTCGGTCTCGGCCATCGCGGGCGTGCATCTCAAGCAGATCGCGCAGGCAGGCACGGATGGACCCGACGCCACGGCAGGGTTTCTGCGCATCGGCGGCGTCAACCATGACGCCACACCGGAGACCGTGCCGGACCTCGCGCCCAAGCCCGTCTATTCAAGCTGGGCGGTGAACCCAGTCGATGCGAGCCCCTGGAGCGATCTGACCTTGCCCAACGAGGTCGGGATCCTGTCCGCATGACTCCGCGTCGCTCTGGGCAGGGCCATGTCCGTATGCCGGATGCCGAGTTCGAGGAACTTCTCGCTCGGGCGGCCGAGGAGGGCGCAAAGCGTGCGCTGGCCGATGTCGGGCTCGATGGCACCGAGGCCGCCATAGATGTCCGCGATCTGCGCAGCCTTCTGGCCTCGATCCGCTTCATCCGTCGCACCGCTGTGCAGACCACGGTGCATATCATCACAACGGGCGTCATCCTGGCACTCCTCGCCGGGATCGCGCTGAAGCTGAAGGTCTTCGGCCCCGGCGGCTGAGCGCAAACAACATCAAGACACCAACCATCCTGAGTCCGTCCCGCCCCTCGGCGGGTCTTTTCATTTGGAGCCCCTCAATGCCCGATCCCATCCGCACATTCCGCCATTTCCGCGACGTACCCGACGGCCTCTGGCGCTGGCCAAACTTCTCGGCCGCCGAAATCGCCTGCCGTGGCACCGGCCAGCTGAAGCTGCACCCAGAGGCGCTGGACAAACTGCAGGCCCTGCGCGACCGGCTGGGCAAGCCACTGATCGTCCGCTCGGCCTATCGCTCGCCCCAGCATAACCGCAATGTCGGTGGCGCCCCGCGCTCAAAGCACATGGATGGCACGGCCTTCGACATCGCCATGTCGAACCATGATCCGGTGGCGTTCGAGGCCGCGGCCCGCGAGGTAGGATTCCTCGGCTTCGGGTTCTATCCGCGCTCGGGGTTCATCCATGTCGATCTCGGGCCTGCTCGGACATGGGGCGAGCGCTTCCCAGTGCGCGCGGTGCCGTTTGCCGCCGAGGCCCCGCCCGCGCGCGAGGTGCTGGCCGACAGCCGCACGCTGCGCGGGACGGGTGCAGCGGGCGTGGCGACCGTGGGCGCTGCCGGCGTCGAAGTCGCGCAGGAGGTTCTGGCCGAAGCGCAGGGTGCTGTCCTGCCGCTGGTGCCCTATCTCGACACTCTCCGCTGGCTGTTCATCGCCCTGGCGCTGGGCGGGATCTCGGTGGCAGTCTGGGCGCGGCTCGACGACTGGAAGAAGGGCCTGCGCTGATGTGGGCCAGCCTTGCGGTCGGGCTTCTCGCCCGGCCATGGGCGCGGCGAGTGGCGGCCATCGCCCTCGCCCTGCTCACCATCACCCTGTTCATCGTCAACCTTCGCCGCACGGCCGAGCGCGCTGGCCGCGCCGCCGAGCGGCTGGAGACCCTGGAGCGTAACAATGCCATCCACCGCCAGATGCTGGACGCCGCCGCGCGCCGCCCTCGCAGCCGCGACGATCTTCTTGACCGGCTGCGCGGGGGGCAGTTTTGACACAGCGCCCAGCGCATGTCCGCCAGTCGTAGAATACAGCCGGGCCGACCAGGCGCGTTTGGCGGCGGAATTGGCGGCATTGCCGGAAGGAGCGGTTATGCCCGAGTGGCTGTCGGATTATGCTGTGTTGAGGGAGCAGACGCGGGCATGTCGGTGAAGAGGAGGATCATCCGTCATATTGATGGCGCGGGCCCCGCGATCCCGCTAATCTGACCGCATGAAACCCGAAGATGAAAAACGCGTCGCTGCGAATCTCGCAAGGATCATGGCGATGCTGTGCGTGCGCAATACGCAGCTGGAAACACTGCATTCCGGACTGACCCCTGTCACCCGGATCGGCGACTACTCGGATGTTTTCGTGGTGGACGCAGACGGAAGGCGCATCCCGTGGTCGGAGGTCTCGCGCATCGACGAGGACGAGATGCGCCAGTTGATGCAGGAGATCGTCAACCGCCTCTATACATTCTATCTCGAAGCTGACGATCCCAAGCTGCAGGCAACCATCGAACGCTGGATGGGCGCCGCCATGGAATGGGACGAGCCGGGCCTCGATCATCGCATGTTGTCACCTGAGGCACGGAAATGACCATCAAGATATCGACAGCGCCGCCAGACCAACCGCACGAGATACTCGACACGATAGCCGCTGTCGGGGTCTCCACCAAGGGTACTTTCAGGGGTGGCCCTCACCTCGATAAGGCGCTCGAAGCATGCAAGGAGGGACTCAGGAACTTCGCGGCTGAGCTTGGTGCCGATGCGGTCGTCTCCTGTCAGTTCGAGACGCATTTCGACAACCAGGTGATCAACGTCGCCGGCTTTGGTACCGCCGTGCGCTGGAAATAACGCTCATCAGAGTAGCCCGCGGTCCACAAGTGCGTCCTCCCCGATGAGATCGACGATCAGGGCGATGTGGTCGGGCGACAGCGCGAACTGCTCGGCGCGCGGATCTGCCGCCGGCACAAGCTGCGCCATTTCCGCCTTGAGAAGATCGCGGGCCACACCGTTCTCGATCACCCCCTCTACGCCCTCGTAGACAAAGCTCCGCGGGATGCGCACTCCGGGCTCGAGGGTCAGGCCGTGGGCGCTGGCGCTGGCGATCAGCGCATAAGCGCAGCGCGGGGTCGGTCGGCGCGGCGACGGGTGAGGCGTGCTTGGCAGGATGCGGGCGATCTGGCCGATCGGCTTGACCGGAACACTCCGGACGGGGCCGATGCCCTGCAGGAACCGGTTCAGCACAGCCCGCTCCGGGTTGTCCTCCGGTTCGCCCGAGAGGGTGGCCTCGTGCCGCGCGACACTGAAGGGCGAGGAGCCCGCCGCACGGCCGACGCCGCCTGCGAGATTGGTCAGTGTGCCGCCCTCGTGCAGACGGCCGATCCGGGCGATCAGTGCGGCTTCGCGTTCCAAGCTCGCCTGCTCGCGTTCCCTTGGGAAGACGCTGTCGATCGCATACAGGATCGTCGATCCTTGACGCAGGATCTTCCGGATGACGTTGCTTTTGAACGGGTTGGGTTCGCCGATGCGGTGGTTCTGGCGTGCCTCGGACTCATGCGCCAGCACGCGGCGGTTCACGCCCTTTCCGACATAGAAGGGCGTCTGGTCCGGCCGGCACAGGACATAGACGTAGCTGTAGCCTGACAGCGTGACGAGATAGCGCTCGAGCTCGGGCCTTGGGCCGAAGAACACCGCACCGTCGAGTTCTGGGTGCAGCCCGCTCATACCGCCAGCCCCAGCCGCTCACGCACGTCCTCGAACCCCGGATCCTCGGCATAGACGCGCTCCAGCTCGCGCCGCGCCTGCGCCTTGCGGCCCACCTGATCGTAGAGCACCGCGCGCTCGTAGCGCAGCTGGCGCAGGAGGGTGTCGGCACGGTCCTTGCGGCGGCGCAGTGCAAGGGTGAACACGTCGAGGGCGGCGTCAGCCAGCCCGAGCCGGGCGAGCGCGCGGCCCCGGTAGAGCAGGAGCGCCGTTTCCACCGGCGTCTCGTTCGCGATCCCGGCGGTCAGGGCGACGATCCGCTCAAGTTGCGCGCGGTCCGCGTCGCCCTCAAGGGTCAGTTCGGCGAAGGACAGCAGGACAACCGGATCAGCCAGCTCGATAGATAGCAGCCGCTCGATATGGCGCATCGCCGCTGTACGGTCGCCTTCGAACTGCGCGATCTCGACCAGCGCCAGAAGCGTGCCGCGCTCACAGGGGCGGGCATGGGCGTCGACCTCAGGCGTCACCGGGAATGTGACCTGTGCCGCGATCCCATATTTCTCAAAAAGGCCACCCAACCGATCGAGGCCACCCAGCGCAGCCTCAACCCACATTCTCCAAGTAAGTCGCTGATTTCGCTGTCGTAATCGTGATATTTCGCA